ATTTCTTCCGTCTTGACTCCTCTTGGACTAGGATAACGGACGCCCTCCCGGTCGGGGGTAACATAACCATAGGCTCTAACGGCAATTGGTTTCAAGATGGAGTTGATACTGGCTTCAAGGCACAGGGGCCTAAAGGGGACAACGGGCTTACTCCCATGCTTCGCACGGTTAATAACAAGCTGCGATACTCGTATGATGGAGAGGTATGGTATGAGATCTCTGAGTATATCGCCGCTTGGTTCCGCTATCAAGACAATAAGATCCAGATATCACGGGATCAGAAAACATGGTCAGACCTGTCAAAGCCGTTTACGCAAGACCTGTATATAAAAGGGTATGTCGCTACATCGTCAGCCCTGCCCTCTACGGGCGTGAAACAGGGTGATATCTACATGGTAGGCCCTACGTACGCAGCAGAGGACTCGGAGCATAAGAATCCTATATACCGGATGTACGTGTATAACGATTCAGGATGGGTAGATAACGGGGTTTTCCAAAGCATAGCCGCCGGGGTGGTTCAGACGATCGGGAATAGCGAGACGGAGGTCATGAGCCAAAAGGCTGTTTCATCCATCGTCGGCCTAGACACGTACCCTGTATTCTCCGATACCAAGCCCTACGTAAAAGGCGAGATCGTTAATTACGGCGGTCTCTTGTACGAGTTCACGGCTGATCATGAGGCGGGGGAGTGGATTGGCACGGACGCAAGGGAGACGAGCTTGAGGGGGGAGGTAAGTAATGTTACGGACAAATTTATCGTTTTAGGAAGTACTAATTTCATTAAAGATTGTTATGACATAACTAAAGATGAGAATATAACTATAACGCCTAATGGTATAATTAAAGATAATAATACATTTGATTATGTCGGTAAATCTGTTTACTTTGAAAATAGTGATTCAGGATTACTTGATTTTAGGTATATATTGAGTAATATTCCAGAATATGTTGAATATGGAAGAAAAATTAAGATTATAGCAGAAATTAGTGTAAAAGGAACTCCAAAAGGAGGTAATAATCAAATCAGAATTATTACTAACAATGAAAATGTAATAAATCATACTTCGAAAGAATATAATAAGGATGGAATATATAAATATCAAGCAGAGATAATATATTCACAAGAGATAAAATCTATAGGAATTTTTATAATAAGATATGTGGAACCTGCTTCAATAGAGGTTGGTAGAGTATATATTGGGTACGATAATTATGGTTCTATCATAGGAGATAATAATATATACAATAATATACAAAATCTATATTTAAAAAACACAGAACAATCATTAGATATAGAAAATAAAACTAATATTTTAGGTTCATATAACTTTATTAGAGATACATTTAATATTGTTGATAGCAACTGTAATATTTTAAATGGAGTAGTTGAAGAGAATACTGTATTTAATTATAATGGCAATGTTTGCAAATTTCATGGTACAGATAGCGATGTGGTAGATTGTCGTATAATATTACAAAAACTTCCTGATGACGTAAGAGTTGGATCTATGATTAAAGTTGTTGCTGAAGTTTTTGCAGAGGATATCCCAGATAAATATTACGTCAATTTTAGTGTTTTAAAAGCAGGAAGCTCCAGCAGACTGAATGAAAAAAAAATAGTAAATGGGTATTCTGTATATAAATCTGATAGTATAGAAGTTACTCAATCCATGAAAGATGCCATATATTCTTCTGTTGTATTATTTTTTCCTATTCAAACATTTGCCTATCCATGTAAAATTACAATAGGAAGAGTTTATATTGGATATGATACTAATGGAAGCTCACTGGGTGATTACAATATATACAAAAGATTAAATTCATTAGATGATACTACGAAAGATATCACTAATAAATTGAACTCATTGAAAGTTAATAATTCTCATAACTTCCTTACTTCACCTACAGATGTCAATAGTGATGTTTCCGTTGGAACATATAATGCGGAACTTGCTGAAAATACTATATTCAACTATGAAGGTAATATGTTCAAATATAGTGGTGGAGAAGATATTAAAGATTGTCGAATATTTATGCAATACATTCCAAATTGGGTAAAAGTTGGACAAAAGATTAAGATTTTAGCAGAAGTTTATATAGACGGTGTTTATGCAAATTTTAGAAAATTGGTAGCAAATCAAGTTGTAGAAGGTGTAACTACTATGTATAGAGGATATAATGTTCTTGAATTTAAGGATATAGAAGTTACTGAATCACTTAAAAATGCAAAAGTAGGTGCTTTGGGAATTTTTACACCTCTACAAGCAGGTGATGTGACGGTCTATATAGGAAGAATGTATATGGGCTTAGACGGAGAGGGTTCACTTATAGGTGATACTAATTTGGATAAAAGACTTAAGGAATTAGAGAATTTTAATATAAAGGAAAAAATAAATTATTTAAGTAACGCTAATTCGCCTAATGTAATGGTATCGCCAAATGGTGATAGATTTATACTATCAATATCTGACTCTGGTCAAATCTCAGCAAGTAAAATATCTTGCAAGAAAATATTATACCTTGGAAATTCGTTTGTATCTCATATTCTAGATGAATCAAAAGGTTGGACACCTACTGAGGCATGGGGTATGGCTGCAGAAACAAAGGAAAAAGATTTTGTGCATAGAATTGATACCATGATTAAATCTATTATCCCTAATGCGGAAATAGCAGGAATAATCAACATTGTACCTTGGGAAGGTAATACTCACGGTTTCGAAAAAAGCAAATTAGATTATATACAAGATATTGATTTTGATTGCGTTGTATTTAGGGTTGGAGAAAATGTAAAAGAATGGGATGATTTTGACACACAGGCTATTGATTTGCTTGATAATCACATATTATCTGGTAAAAATAATATACCTGTGTTTGTTTCCTCTATGTTTTCTGTTGAAGCTCCTACTAACAGTATTAGTTCAAAAAATGAGGTATTGAAGAATATAGCAAATCATTATCATACTCCATTCTCTTATATAGGTGTTAATACTGGTACTCAAAATAATATATATAGTGCTATATTATCACCAATTCCTCCTAAATCGGATGGTACAGAATGGAATAAGTCTGATGTTATGTCAAGTGTACTTAATGGACATCCCGGTAATATTGGCCATGATTTTATTGCTTCAAGATTTTTCAATTCCATAAAACTATATTATAAATATTAAATATGTGTTATTATCGTTATCTCTCCTACATATCCGACATCGCCAATTGGTTAAAGTCCATCGCCATAGCCGCCGTTGTCACGGCGATGGACTTCGTGTCGCCGATCGAGAACTTCTTGGTGGTGATCCTGTCGCTGGCCTTCATCGATACGTTCTGGGGGTTGGCTGCGGATCACGGTGACTTTAGGAAAAGCAAGTTCATCCGTAGCTGGGTGTACATGCTTGTGTATTTTCTGATAATTATCATTTCGTTTTGGATAGGCGTGATGATGGATATATCGGAGGATAACGCCAAAGCCTTTGTATCTTGGATCACGTGGGCGATGATATGGTTTTACGGTACTAATGTCTTGAAGAACATGGGCAAGGTATTCCCTGATAACAAGGTGATAGCCTTCTTGTATTGGGTTGCCGCCGTGAAATTTATCAGAAAGGTCAATTTCTTGGATGAGTATAACAAGACAAAGAATAAAAAAGGCTCCCCAGATCCAAAAGGATAGGGGAGCCGAATAAATTTTCGCTTCCTGTCTTTCGCAAGGGAGGATAGCAAGGTTAACAAAGCGCATAAAAGTATAAAAAAATAATTGATATGAGAACGATTAACAGGAAAATCAACTTGATCGTGATCCATTGTTCAGCCACTAGGGTAGATAAGGATTATACCCCTGAGCAATTAGAGAGAGACCACAAGGCGAGAGGATTCAACTCCGCGGGTTATAACTATTATATCCGGAAGAGCGGGGAGATAGTATCTATGCGTCCATTGGAATTGATTCCGGCTCATGTGACCGGATATAACAAGAACAGTATAGGAATATGCTATGAGGGTGGTCTTGATCCGGACGGGAATCCGGATGATACACGTACGGAGGCACAGAGACAGTCGATTATAAGGCTGTTGTTGGATTTGGTCGTACAGTTCCCGGATAGTAGGATCTGCGGTCATCGTGACCTATCCCCGGATCTTAACGGTAACGGTAAGATTGAACCGGACGAGTGGATGAAGATGTGTCCGTGTTTTAATGCCGAGGAGGAGTATCGCAATATATGAAACCTTGGAAAGTAATATTAATACTAGTGTGCTTGGTAGCCAGTTTCATGGCTGGCTACCGTATCCGGGGGGATGTGGATGGCAATCAAATACATAAGACCGACACGTTTACCAAGGTGGATACGATACATGACAGCATCCCGTACCCGGTCTATGAGACACTGGTGCGGACGATACCAGAGCCTTTTCCTGTCTACATTACATTAGACGGTGACACGGTAAAGGAACCTGTATATGTTCCGGTACCCATAACCAGCAAGGAGTACAAGACGGATGATTACCGGCTTTCAATTTCGGGTTACAAGCCTAATCTTGATTACATCGAGGTTTATAGAAGGACTGAGTATATAACCAAGACGATCACCCCCCGTAGATGGGGAATAGGTGTTATTGCCGGTTATGGGATCGGGAAACATGGACTATCACCTTACGTTGGATTGGGTGGATTCTGCAGGATTTGGTGAGGCCTCCATGACTCACGTCCGGGAAGCCCCTATTAACTAGTAATAATAATTCGTCATATGAATAACAAGGGCTGACGTTTTTTTGTTCATGATA